GGTCACCGTGGCTGTCAACGCTGTGGCCTGTGAGGTCATGGCCTCTGGCGGCAGCGACATAAACCACTCAATGACACGGATATACATAAAGGTCATCACAAACATCATAACCCTTGGCAGGATCTTCCACGCCAAGAACCTCTCCATAGTCACTTCCATTATAGTCTTCCTTTAGCAATCAAGATCACATACACAACACCACCCACTGCCGCAGCCAGCAATAATCCAACAAGGCCTAAACCTATTTGTTCACGCAAAGCTGCTCGTTTTCTTGCTGCTGTTTTTCTTGCGGCTGCACGTCCATCTTTAGCTTGCTCACAGTATTTTTGATAATCTTTCCACATGCCGGGTCTACCAGCATAAATCATCATTTCTTTAAGTTGTTGTTCTTGTGCTTTGATTTTTTCAAGAGCCATAAACTCTTCAAGATCAGCGCCGCCTACACCCCTTGCACGTTTCTTGTTTGCTTCACGTTCAATCTCTTCTTTTGCACCAAGAAATTGACCCAAAGCCTTTCCAGCAGAATGGATTTCTTTGCCATTTTGGATAGTTGTTTTCAGAATTTGAAACGCTGCATTTGCAGCCGCAAGTTCTGCAAGCATCAGTATACCTTTACATCTTTATCTACCAGCGTTGGCAAACAATAAGAGGTGATTTTCTGTCCTTGCTTGTGCAGTCGTTGAGAAAAGTACACGCAGTCATCGACGCTGCGGAAATACATATCATTGCTAACAAGGCGCTTGTCTTCACCTAGCCCCACATAAACGTATAATAAAAATACATGGATCATCCATTAACTATGATCCCGATAAGCAGCAGGATCGTGGTGCCAGCAGTGCCGATCATGATGTGTTCAATGCGCTTGATACGCAGGATGGTTTCTTTCCAACGCTCCGCACATACTGCTTCGTGCGTATCTATCTGTGCCTGCACAGATGCGGCTGTTGGCTTGCTCATCAGTCAGCGTCCTCCAGTGCTGCGACCCTTGTCTCAAGGGCTTCAATTTTTGCAACTGCTTCTTGTAAAGCTTTAACCAATAGGGCTGATGTTTTATCAAAGCCCCCAAGCATCTTGATGCCATCTTCATTTTCGCCAACAAAATCTGGATAGATTTCCTCAACCTCTTGGGCAATATAGCCAATTTGATGTTCGCCGCCCTCAGACTCAATGTAGTCAAACTCAACAGGACGAAGAGCCATAATATTGGCAAGCTGCGATGGTAGGTCAGCAATGTTTTCTTTTAATGATCTGTCAGAAAAAGAGGCAAAGGCAGCAGCGCCACCACCATTCGCAACAATCATTCCCTGACCAGCAGCGTAATTAGAACTGCCAAATCTTATCAGCACATTGCTTGTTGATGTGGCAGTTGATGCTGTTGCAAAAGCTGCTACACATGCGCCGTTAGAAGCATCGGCATTACTTACATGAAATGCACCGATATTATTGCTTGTGCTGGTTCCGGCAACCTCCAAAGGTGCATTTGGCCCCGATGTTCCAATTCCAACAAAAGAATCGCTACCTCTTAGAAAAATAGCATGAGTGTTAGTGTCACCCTCAACACGAAAGTCGAGGTCTTGTGAGTCTTGGTTTATTACGGTTCCATCGTAATCGATGTCTATGCGGCTACGGTCAGTACCACTGACCATTGTTCTTATATCTAATCTTCCTTGTTCTGAACCTGATGCTGCGCCAGATGATGCGGCAATACTAGCCTCAAATTTAATATACTCATGCTGTGCGCCGGAATCGTTTTCACCATCCCAGCGTATAAAACCTAAAGCATCGCTATTAGCAGGACTGGCCGAGTTACGATAAAGCAATAACTCTGGGCCACGAGAAGCGTCATCATCGGTAGACACAAGTGTAAGTTGTGGGTCGTTGTCGGCGGTGGTGATTGTGCAGCCGTCAGTTGCGGTGAAGCCGACGACAGTCAGGTTGCCGCTACTGTCCAGCTCGGCCTTGCTTGTGCCGCCGTATGAGATGATGAGGTTGTTGCTGCTGACACTAAACTGCCAATCGTTCGTACCGTTTTCGACGGTCAAAGTGTTCCCTTTGCTGTCACCGTTTACGAAAACGCCTTGGCTGGTCGTTTCAAACTTTTTGGCGTTGTCGTAGTAGAGCGAAACAGCTTGGTCATCATTGAAGACAGCCAGAGTTTCAGTGTTGTTGCTGTTCTTAACTTCAACCTGATTACTCTGGATGAGCAGCTTGCCAGTGCCTTGATCGCTGATAACGGAGTTTGATCCGTTATGGAAAATATGAAGATCATCCCCAGCACCAAACTTCAGTCGATTAACCTCTGCGTCTGTGCTGTCACCGAACTCGATGTTGTTGCCATTCGTGTCCAGTACACCGCCAAGCTGGGGAGTGCTGTCCTCAGACACATTTGCGATGCCCGGTGCTATGGCAACCCATGCAGATCCTGTGTAATATTTTAGTTGGCTAGAAGTGGTGTTGAAGTATAAGTCGCCAGCGCTTAACGCATCGCCATCGTTGTCCACAGTTGGGTCAGATGACTTTGCCCCAAGGTAAGTGTCGTCAAAGTTGTCAGCCGCAAGCTCCGCTGCTGTTTTTGCAGCCTCTGCCGCTGTCTGGGCAGTCTCCGCTGCCGTTTGTGCTGTTGATGCTGATGTAGCACTTGTCGCTGCATTAGTGGCGCTTGTAGCCGCCTCAGACGCCTTTGTGGTCGCCGTCGTAGCAGAGTTGCCAGCATTAGTCTCGCTCGTGCCAGCAGCAGTCTCAGAGGCCGCAGCAGCCGTAGCGCTTGCAGCAGCAGCAGTAGCCGATGTCGCTGCATTTGTTTGGCTGGTTGCCGCGTTGGTAGCCGATGTGGACGCTTCTGACGCCTTTGTTGTAGCAGTTGTAGCGCTAGATGCAGCATTTGTTGCGCTTGTGGATGCTTCAGAGGCTTTGGTAGTGGCCGTTGTGGCTGATGTTGCCGCGTTAGTCTCAGATGTTGCCGCAGCGGTTTCACTTGCCGCCGCCGCCGTTGCGCTTGAAGCTGCCGCCGTGGCTGATGACGCCGCCGCTGTTGCACTTGTAGTGGCAGTCGCAGCATCAACAATCAGGTCATACTTAGCGCTGTTAGCGTTAGTGGTGAGCGGTTGTGCGCCAGAGCTTGTGTGCGCAGCATTCACAATAAAGATGTTATTTGTGCTGGTGTCCTTGACTAAATCACGAACCTGATAAGCTGTTGATGCAGCCCAGTTGCCACGGAAGGTGCCAATCTCTTGCGTTACTTGGATCTCACCGCTGCTATCAAACGCGAGAACCTTGTTTGCACGGTCAGTTGCCCCAACAGTAAACTCTGTTGAAGTCATTGTATTTGTACGAGAAATCTTTATAGCGCGGTCTAGTTCTTCTTGCTGCTCTTGTGCAAGAAATGTCAGCTTGTCTAGCGCATCTTCATGGGTAGCAGCAGGATCGTTAGCCACATAATCTGTAGTCTGCGTCTGCGCAGATGTACGGCGCAACACAACAGTCTCACCGCTGGCCGGTATGTTACCGCTGGTGAAAACTACGTTGCCGCCAGATGCGTTGCCGACATTTGTGACCGTGTAGTGGGTGGTCTTGGTCTTAACAGTTTCTGTGCCTGTCGCATCTGTGCGAATAATAACCGTGATATCGTCATCATCGAATATCTTGAAGCCATAAGCAAAGGTGTCATTAGAACCATTGCCAGAATAGCTGTTCTTGGTAGTGGTGCTGCTAACCGTCATGTCTTTGCTCCAATCTGCCTAAATGTAACAGAAAACACAGTTTTGCGGAAGTCGTTAGGAGCCAAGAGCAAATCTGCTTGGCGCATAGTAAAATTCCTGTTCGTTTTCTTTTTTCATGCGCCTTTCCATACGACGCAAAAAGCCGGGGTTGGTCTTTTCCATTAAGCCATAAATGAATAGGTAATCGAAAGCTGCCTTGGTGTAAAACAGGTTGAGGCCGGGGGTATGGCCAGTGGCAAATCGTGTAGCGTTTTTGGTCACCGAATCCATGTCGCCAGCAAGCACATCAGAGTAGATGCGTGCTATATCATCTATAGAGCCAAATGTCGGGCCAAGAACGGTTTGTGTTAAACTTTGCCCATACTTGTTGTACTCACCAAACAAGAAGTCGCCGTAAATACCAGCGCCGCCACCCTGCACAAACGCTTTGGTCAAAAGTTCTGAGTTTAGATAATAGTCTTCACTGAAGACATCCATTGGCTCTTTGCCCTTTAAGATGTCTTTTAGGGAAACAGACAGATAGCCCATCATCGTGGTGCCGACCATCATCTGTGCCACGCCAAACATGCCGCTTTTGCTGCTGCCGCCACGCTGTTTGTTCACATAATAAGCGCCAGTCAAACCCTTAGAAACGTAGGTGATTGGGAAGCCTTTTAGCTGCATAATTGCGCGTAATGCTTCGCCTAGCAGCGTGCCACGCTCTGTACCCCAATTCATAATTGCACGCTCTTTTGCGCCGGGTGTAGGGATTGCGCTATCTGCTGCGTCAGTCAAGTATGTGGACAACCGCGTTGACAGATCGTCACGATACTTTTCCTTCATTGCGTCTGTTGCTTTTTTCAGCTTTCTTTTGCGCGTTGCATTAGCGCGTGCCAAGGCAGCTTGCTCAATGATATCGTCAGGTATTGTCTCAACAGCTTTGGGTGTCAGGTAATTTACGCCATCAACAGCCTTTTGCTCCATGTGGCGCATCAAAGCCCAATCTGTATCGTCAAATCCGTAGCGTTCTAAATTTAGGCGGGTACGCTCTGGCACATCTTGGAATGCTTTAGATGAATATGTTGCAAGATCCGCAGAGATCATGCGTGCAAGGCCGACTTTCTGCGCATTGTTCCACCACACCATACCATTCAATCGAAAGTAAGTTTGGTGCGCCTTGGCAATCATGCCGGGGCCGCTGTCATTAGCGCCAAATCTAGCGTGTACGTCACCAAGCATGTTCTCTACGCCGACACTCAAAAGATATGCTAACTGACGTTGCTCGTCTTTGCCGTAACGACGGAAGATGTCACGAAAAGCAATAGCATAAGAACCAAAGATGCCGCGATCTGTGCGCGTGTTAATAAAATGCGCTTTGGTAGCGATATCACCAAACGATGAAATAGTAGCCATGCCCAGCTTGGACATATTTTGTATCATGCGCCAACCAGCAGCAATGCCAGCAAAGTCAGCGCCAAATATCACAGGACGCCCAGCGCCTCTTGCTCTTGTGCTGCCATCAAGTTCTGCAAACTGCCGTTTCAAAGCGTTTTTACGGCGATTGATTTTGTCTAATTTAGTTGGGTCACCTTTTGCCGCCTTCTCCATGTCTTTAACGACACGCTTAAACATGGCCTCTGGATTGGTGCCAAACCGCTCCATAAGACCAATAGCTTGTGCATCATGTGTAATGCCATTGATTACAGCCTCTGCGAAACTTTGGCGGCTGTATTTCTTGGCATAATCATACGCTGCCTTGCCTGTTGCAAAATGTAACACTCTGCCTTGGCTCAGTTTTTTAGCAAGATTTGCTGGGCCAGTGAACGATGTCAGCGGATCAATGGCACCATCGTCGCCTCTAACCGCATCAACCTTTTGATGCTGCCCAGAAACAAGGTTGTCGTAGATGTCACCAAGAAACATCTCTTCGGTGTACTGCACCTTTTGCAGCTTGCCGTCAATTAGGCGTTCTGTTGTTGCTGGCTTGTTTTCAAAGGTACGACCAGACAGCCGCCCCGGCTCCATCATAAACAGCACCCAATCATCTTTTGCTGCCCTGATCTCTGCCTCTGTTTTAGCGCCAGCACGCATCAAAATGGGGTCATGCACCTGACGCACAACGTAGTTTTTCAACTCACCAATCATGGCACCCATGCGATTTTTGCGCTTCAGCAATCGCTTTTGTACCTTCTGCACAATCTCTGCAATGGCCATCGCCTCTTTAGCGCCAGCCTCATTGTTGGCTATTCGGTTTTGCCGGAAACTGTCAGCATCAAACATAGCCTCATATATCAGATGCTCTATTTCCTGACTTTGGAACAGTTTTTCTAGTTTTTGCTCTCGCAGCGCAGCCGCCAGTTCACCTGCATATTGCAGCATAATACCCTGCTGCCGCGCATCTACGCTGTCCATGCCAGCTTTTGCGTAACGGAAGTCGCCAACCATGATGGCAGACAATGCGGTTGTTGGGTCATCAGGCGCAGAGTTAATAAAGCGCATCAGATCTGCGTATGCTTTGGCGTTGAGTATGCGATTGCGTTTTTGCATTACAGCGTTAATACGCGCTTGCCTTGCAATCTGTGCCGCAAGGTTGAAGATATCCAGTTCTTCGCCAGCCTCTGCGTTCTCTACACGCTTGAACAGGCGTTCATTAAGAACCTCAATGATCTCTTCTGCTTCTTCATCCAGCAGGTTGATGCCAGCCCTTTTGGCTGCTTCCATTACTGCATCTACACAACTCATCTGCCCGGATCTCCTATCAAACAGTTAGCGCCAGCCCTGCTGACTTCTTCATAACCATCTGCCTTGGTTTGCAGTTCATCGACTTCTGCCAAAGATTTCTTTATGTCCGCTGGCAGGATTGCTTGCACATCATCAGATGCCAAGTCTTCCATCAAAATTGCGTTCTCTGCTTCAATCTCCGCAGGATCCGGCTCATCAAGTTCAGTGGTTTCCTGCTTTATTTCCTGCACAGCCTCACGATGCTCGGCCAAACGCCCCAACCCATCGCCCTGCATGGTAGCAGATTCAGCCTCATTTTGAGCCTGTTGTGTGGTTGCCCGACCATCTTGCACATCAACCATGTCGCTTGCTTCTTGAGTAGCAGACTCTAGTTCGTTGATGCGTGCAGCAATTTGACCAAGCCTTGTTTGTTGTTCGGCAGTGGGGCGTAACTCAGGCTCTGGCGCGTCTTCACCACGCATCCTTGCAAAAAACCCGGTCACCGCTCCTTCTTGAGATTGCTCAAAAATTTTTAACTCTATTTCTTCTGCTTCTTTTCTAAGTCTTGCTATTTCCTTGGCATCAACCAGACTAACATCTGGTTCGTTAGGTTTTTCTACAGTTTCACCAGCCCTGCGCCGCTTTTCTGCTTTAAGGGCAGTC